GAATTTGCTGGGTCTGGTCCTGTTGAAGGTCCGGGTTCAGGAGTCTCTGACAGTATACCTGCTAGGTTATCTGATGGAGAATTTGTCTTTACTGCAAAAGCTGTAGAAGAAATCGGAGAAGACAGTTTAATGTCTATGATGAAAGAAGCTGAAGCTGCTGCAGATGAAAGACAAGGTTTAGCTGAAGGTGGAATATTAGAGCCTGAGAAAGAACCAGAAAGACAAATGAGTCAGACTGGTATACCTCAAGATGACCCTTCTGTTGATGAAGCATTGACAGAACGTGTTATCAGTGGTGATAAGAGATACATCCAAAGCTAAACAAACTAACGATAAAGCCACCCTATTAGCGTAGGCACTTTATCATTTTAATAACCGAAAGGCTACCTTTACAAACAAGCCCTCTAGTCGACATAGAGCTACCTTGTGAAACAAGCCCTGAGTAGGAGAATAGAAAATGACTAATACAGTCCAACAGGAAGAACAAGCGAATCCTTATAACGCAAAGAAAGATTACCACGTAGAAGATAAACCTTTTACCCCTGCTAATCAATTATATTTTGAAGAGCCTTCTGAAAAGAATAAACTCTTTGATAGTGATGACATTACTGAAGTTAAGTCTACAGATAATGTTAAAACAGAAAATCTGGATACTCCTTATAAGAAACCAGATTATAAAAAAAGATATGATGATTTAAAAAAGCATTACGATAGTAAGCTTAACGAGTTTAAATCTAGAGAACAAGAGTTAATTGAAGAGGCTACTAGTAATAGAACCGAATACAAAGCTCCTAAATCTCCAGAAGAACTAGAAGAGTTTAAAAATAACTATCCTGATGTTTACGAAGTTGTAGAAACCGTTGCTCATATGCAATCGGAGACTAAAGCAAAAGTTCTAGAAGAACGCCTTAGTAAACTCCAAGAACGTGAGAATCAGTTAGTACGACAGAGTGCAGAGAAAAGATTAATGGAAAGACATCCTGATTTTGAAGATATCAGAAATAGCGATGACTTTCATGGTTGGGCAAAAGAACAGCCTAAGTCTATCCAAGACTGGATATACTCAAACGCTTCTGATGCTGACTTAGCTTCACGTGCTTTAGACTTGTTTAAAAAGGATTTTGGAATTGAACCTACTAAGACTGAGTCATCTTCTAAACAGACTAGAAAATCTGCTGCTGATATGGTTTCTACTAAAACAAAAAGTATAGAACCTAATCAACAAAAGGTTTGGTCTGAAAAGGAGATTGCTGCAATGAGTGTTGCTGAATTTGATAAATTTGAAAAAGAGATATCAGATGCAATGCAAGAAGGCAGAATCGTAAAATAACTATTATAACTAAAGGAATATATCATGGCTCAATATTTTGAACCCTCAACTGATACCGATGCAAACTTTGCAAACTCCGTTAGTGGACAAACTAATAGTTTCTTCCTACCTTCCATATACTCTAAGAAAGTTCTTAACTTTTTCAGAAAGGCAAGTGTAGTTGAAGCTATTACTAACACCGACTATGCCGGTGAGATATCTGCTTACGGAGACTCTGTAAAAATCATTGGTGAACCAGTAATCTCTGTATCTGACTATACAAGAGGTTCTGACACAACTGCAACTAAACTAACTGATGCTGAAACAACTCTTGTTGTTGATAGTGCTAAAGCTTTCAAATTCATCGTAGATGATATTGAAACTAAAATGTCACATGTCAACTTCAAAGAAGTAGCTTCATCATCTGCTGCGTATGCTCTTAAAGATGCATATGATGCTGCTGTTCTAGCAACTATGTTTGCTGGATGTTCAGCTTCATCACCTGACCACATTATTGGTTCAGACAGTGCAACTGCTGATGCAACATTAGGACACGCTACTAACTCTGTAGACCTATTAGGTTCAGACGGAACTGGTGTAGATGCAATTGACCTTATGGCAAGATTTGCTAAACTATTAGACGAACAAAATGTACCTGAAGAAGGTAGATGGTTCGTAGCTCCTCCTTCATTCTATGAAGAATTAGCTAAAGCTGACTCTAAGTTAATGTCTGTTGACTTTAACGCTGGACAAGGCTCTATCAGAAATGGCTTAGTATCAAGTGGTAAACTAAGAGGATTTGACATGTACAAATCTAACAACGTTGCTGCTACATCTAACGCTACTGGTAAATGTATGGCTGGTCACATTTCATCAACTGCTACTGCTAATACTATTCTTTCAACTGAAGTGTTGAGAGACCCATCATCATTTGGTGATATAGTAAGAGGCTTACATGTCTATGGTGCGAAAGTACTTAGAGATGATGCTTTATGTAGTGCATTCTATGTAATTGACTAATTGTCACTCGGGGGGTCTTAATTGACCCTCCACTTTTTAAACAGGGAGATAAAATGAAAGATAAAATGAAAAGAAAAGGTTACATGATGGGTAATAAAGTAGAAAGAAAACCTATGATGAAAGGACGTATGGCTTACAGGTATGGTGGAGATGTTAAGATGGACGGATGTCAGCCTGTATATAATGGAACACCAAAAGCTAAAGCTAACTAATTATGAAAGTTAAAGCACCAAAAGGACACCATTGGATGAAACAAAAAAATGGTACGTTTAAATTAATGAAACACACAGGTAAGTTTGTAAAACATAAGGGTGCAAGTTTAGAAGCAAACTTTCCAATTCAAAAGGTTCATAAAAAATAATGGCTACAACATATCTTGACATAACAAACGAAGCACTAAGAGAACTTAATGAGATTCCTTTAACGTCTGCAAACTTTGCAAACGCTACAGGTATTCAAAAGTTTGTTAAAGATAGTGTGAACAAATCAATCTTTGATATAGCCAATGAAGAACCACAGTTACCTTTCTTTGCTGCTAATGTCAGTGGAAGTACTGACCCTTTCTATGGGAACGTAACAGTACCTACTGTAGCAGGAACAAGATGGTATACTTTAAAGTCTGATAGTTCTAGTATTACTACAGACTATGCATCAATAGATTGGGATGATTTTTATGTCACAACTATTAACGTATCAGGAGAAACAACACCTTATGTCTCTAAAGGATTAAGATTTTTAACTCTTGCTGATTGGAAAAGATACTATAGAGACAGTGAGAATGCAGATGATGCAGATACTCAAAACCATGGAGAACCACAGTTTGTTATTAAGTCTCCAGATAATAGAAAGTTTGGATTAAGTCCAATACCTGACAAGGTTTATAATGTACACTTTTATGCTTTTGTAAGACCGACTGCTTTATCGGCTTATGACGATACAATCGTTTTACCAGAGCAATACAGTAATATAATAACAGCTAGAGTTCGTTATTACATTTGGCAGTTTAAAGAAAGCCCACAACAAGCAGCTTTCGCATTGGATGATTATAAGAAAGGTATGAAGTATATGAAATCTAATCTTATGAATCCAGCTCCAAAGTATATGACAGACGATAGAACTTACTTCTAATATATGGCACGTTCACAACCTTATACTGTTGCATGTAGTGGTGGCTTAGTTAAATCAGCTAACTCAATTGATTTGCTTAAAAGCCCCGGAGTTGCAAGAGAACTTAGAAACTTTGAAGTCTCTATAGAGGGTGGTTATAGACGTATTAATGGCTTTACTAAGTTTGGTAGTAATCAACCTTCAGGAAGTGCTACAACTATATTAGGTGTAATGCCTTATGCAGATGGAGTTGTAGTTTGTACAAGTACTAATATATACTTTACACAAGACGGAACTACTTACTTACAGATAAATAAATTATCTCATAGTAGTGGAGATAACTACTCAACCTTTACAGGTAAAAGTGTTACAGCTAGAACTGGACAAGGGCAAATACAATTTGCAATGTTTGAAGGTGCTGCACAAGATTATGGTACAGTAATTATAGCTGATGGAGCTAATAAACCTTTTAGTTTTAGAATGGAAGGTACTGGAGCTTTAAGTTCTAGAACTTACTTTACAGAAGAAGTAACAGTTACAGGAACTAAATACTCTACTTTTATAACTTCACATGACCATCACTTAATAGCTGCTGGTGTAGAAGATAACGAGAATACAGTTTACTATAGTGTTTATAATGACCCATCAGACTTCGGTGGTACTGGAGCAGGTTCAGTAACTATATCAGATAAAGTAGTAGGTGTCAAGGGTTTCCGTACAGATTTATTTATATTTTGTGAAAATAGTATTCATAAACTTATAAACATAAACGATAGTCAAACTGTAGCAGTTGTACCAGTTGCAGAAAACGTAGGTTGTTTAAGCGGCTATAGTATTCAAGAGATTGGTGGTGACTTAGTATTTTTAGCACCAGATGGATTAAGAACAGTAGCTGGTACAGCAAGAATTGGTGACGTTGAGTTAGGTACCGTTAGTAAAGCTATACAGCCTTTAATAAACGACTTAGCTAGAAATGTTAATGACTATGTTATCAGCAGCATGGTACATAGAGATAAGTCACAA